CTCCCCCTCCGGGGAGCGCAGCACTTCGATGTGTAAACCCTTACTTGACAGCCATAGGAGCTAAGCATGTCTACTGTTGACCTCCAAAAGAAGTCTCCAGCAGAACTGGTCGCACTAAAGTACGACCTGGCCACCGATTTGTATCGGCAGCGTGCAAAAGCTCTAGAGGTTGAAGCAGCGTCCCAAAAGGACTATATTCCGTACCTCTGTTACAAGATCTTTGGCGAGAATCTCATTCCAAGCTTAGCACTAATGCTAAACCCGAGATGGGTTCTTGACCCCAAAGTCCGGGCGCATTCTAACAAGATTGTGCCTGGCATTTATCCTGATCAGAGTGTTCCGGTTAACCGTACCCGCCTACGCTCGGTTTTGTGGAAGCGAGATATCAAGACCCGTTACACGGTCTATGGTACCATCGATGCCACGCACCTACAGTGGGGCGGCTCCGGGTGGACTTATCCACTCGGTCCGACAACATACTTTCCCCAGAACGGCACTGTGCACTACCTTTGTGGTGTGCAAATTCCGTTTCAGGAGTTCGTGAAGGATACTACGTGGAAATCACGTAATCCCCATGTTGGTAAACTGCCAAAGAGTCTGGCTGCCCGCCAAGCGTTAAAGCTTAACGAGCGTGGTGAATTTGAACAGTTGAATTGTTCGTTCAAAACACCATCTAATCAGGTTCAATGGACGTCTACAGACTACAGTTGGAACGACTTTTGGAGTCCGGCATTTTGGACTAAATCAGTCGGCCAATTTACTGTGGCCTTCGAGAACGGTTCTGCTTCTGTTGATCCGTCACTTATTCCTACCTTAGCTAGTAGGGAGCGAGTCAACGCCTTCGATGAAATGGTTAGTCGTGCTGATCAGTTGATTAGCATGTGCTTACCTTCACGTCGGCCGTTTAACGCTTTCTATCAGCTCGGAGAGCTAAAGGATCTTCCTCAAACTCTTCGCGGTACGCTTACCGCTTGGCGGGATGTGGAGTCCCTGATGGGTTCTAAGGCCTTTGTTAAGGCCCTTCGTTCCCCCCAGTTTTGGACTCGTCAGAACATTCTTGCCTATCGCGATAGTCTTGCGAAATGCAAGGTGTTCCTTGACCCTGATAAAGCAGCATCTTCTGCCTTCCTCACTTACAAGTTTGGATGGGAGTCGATGTTTCAGGCTGCGGACCAACTGGCGCATGCCCCTGAGAAAATCTCAAAACAGATTAACTACCTGTTAGAGCTCAACGGGCGTGATGCCACTCTCTCCACGATTTGGAAGTTACCTCTTCGTGAAGAGTCCTCTTCCATTGTTACACCATATGTCGCGTATCCGATGCTTCCCGATCCGAAAGACCCTCTTTATCAGAGGACAACTATCGTATCGTCTATCCGTTGTGTTGTTAACAGCGGTGTGAAGCTTCCTCCACTCGACACTCCGATTCTCCGCAAGTTGTTGTATGCGGATAAATTGGGGTTGATCCCTCGTCCTTCGGACATCATTAACTTGATTCCTTGGACGTGGCTCATTGACTGGTTCATTGGTTTATCTGGCTACATCCGCCTTGCGGAGGAAGTCCAGCTTGACCGATCACTAATCAATTGGGGTATGATGACGTACAAAAGTACGACGTCGTCATACGCATCTATTGGTGCGTTTATGGACTACGACAACTTTACCCACAATGCTTCGGGATCCGTCTACAACTTAGAGCACCGAAAGGCGACTCTACGCGGAGAAGGGACCCTGACAGCAAATTACACGTTAAGAGTGGGCATTGAATCGCTGTCTCAAGTAAAACTATCGTCTGGGGTTCGGTTATCCGAGACCCAGGCGGCAATACTTGCTGCCCTCACGTCTTCGTGGGGGAATCCAAGTGCTCGAAGGGTGAGTTCACCTTAGAGCTTCACTTCAACAACGAGAGACCATCCACTATGCTCATCGACCCTATTAGCGTCGCAGCTGCCTCCCCTACGCCGGCATTGACTTTTGCCGTCGTCGCCTATACTGGCGAGGGCTCGGAACGCAAGGACGTAGCGAATAACTACGCTCTTCGTTTCTCGCACTCCCAGAATGCGAAGACAGGGGAACGTCATTACATGCAGCTGACGCAGACTCTGACCGCTACCAACCCCTTGACCGGGGGCAATAGCGTCCAGACCGCGTCAGTTTCCGTGTCGGTATCCATCCCTTCTTTCGGGTGGACCCAAGCGGGTAAAGTGGCCCTTGTTCAGGCCCTCCTTGACACGCTTAATGACAGCGACGTTACCATCACCAAGTTGATCGGCTTCCAGAGTTAGCAACCCTGGATAGTCAGTCGATTCAACTTAGACGGGGGATATAGGCACTTCGTGCGAGTCTCCCAAAAGGAGTTCGTCATGAAGTTGTTCCTGAAGATCGCGATGTTGTTTGCGATCATTCCTCCGTTAGGCGCATGCCAGTCGCTTAGTCTTGAGGGTGTAACTTGCACTCTCAAGACGACTGGTTTCTCATGCGGGGTCGAAAAGTCTGGTGGGCAGGATCCTCTAGCCACTCAAGGAGTAGCAGAGAATGAAAAGCCTGATTGGACTTTCACGCAGTCTCTTCAAAGACTTAAAGAGACTCCATCCTGATGTTGATGATCTCGATCGGGATTTACAAACGATCGAAGCACGAACTAAAGACGAGGGCGATGGCTTCTTATCCGTCGCACTTCCTGCTTACGGCAAAGCTCTTGATCAGAGCCTTGCATTGGGCAAGATGGCCGTCGTTCCGGGTTTATCTCGGAACGGGTCAATCCCGAATTTACTATCGGGTATGGCACGCCATGTCTTTGATTCTAAAACAGGCGATCTTAGAGGTGACGCTTCTGTCGATGCGATACTTAGCATGCGGCAGGTGTGTTACCTTTTTAAGAAGTTTCTACCTGCTGATGATAGAGCTGCTAAGCTCGACCTTCAAGCAAGGAGAGACTTCGAGATCGTTGATAGTGAAATACACTGGCCAGATCAGCTTGAAAGCTATTCTCGTCGTGTTAGACACTTCAAGCGTGTCGCCCGAAACGTGCTACAAGGACTTGATTTCGTCCAAGAGCATAAAGGGAGACACGGTCCTGGTGCTGTCATGGAAGGATACTCTACCAACCAGAAGTGGGAGGCGGTGTATAACGGTCTTCTTGAATTTGACCGAAGGCTCAACCTCATAGGGTACGATCTGCCGGCATCGTTGCTGGCAGATAAACTATATGATGCTGACCTCTTCCATAACGATTTAGCTGGAACCTGCGCTAAACTCGTCACCGTTCCCAAGACCTGTACGGCCTTGAGGACGATTACTGTCGAACCGTGTATAAATCAGTTCGTACAGCAGGGGTTAAACGGGACACTTCGCGAACACATTGCGAAGGATCCTATACTCCGGCGATCTATAACGCTTGACTGTCAGGCGCCGAATCAAGATTTGGCGCTTGCCGGCTCTCTCTCCGGTGACTGGTGTACGATTGACTTGTAAAGTGCGTCCGATAGACTGTCCCTACAGATTGTAGAGGCCGCCTTCGAACACACCCCGCGCTTTCTTTTTGCGCTTCTTGCAAGCCGCACACCCGAAGTCAGAATTGACGCTAACCGCGTCCTGACTTTGAAGAAGTATGCCGGTATGGGTAACGCTACGACTTTTCCAGTCCAAAGCGTGGTATTCGCATTACTAGCGTATGCCGCGATTACGGACCTTGCGAAGTTAGACCGGGAAACACCGGTAACTTTGGAAGAGTTACGTCGCGCTTCCAGCTTCGTTCGAGTGTACGGTGATGACATTATCGTGCACAAGAACTATGTTCAGGCTGTTGTTGACTGGATTGAATCCGTAGGTCTTAAGATCAACCTAGGGAAGACTTTCACGGTTGGTAACTTCCGTGAGAGTTGCGGTGTGGATGCGTTCCGCGGGTACGATGTATCCCCGGTGTATCTACGTCGCGATCCAGAGTCAGCTGCAACAGATCCAAGTACCTTCGTCTCTCTCGTAGCCACTTCTAACCAGTTGTGGTTGCGAGGTTATTATGAGGCGGCCGACTACTTGAAGAGCACTTGTGATAGGGTGAGAACCCTTCCACTCGTGCCCAAGAGTAGCGGTGGACTTGGTTGGTATACTCGCCAGGATTGCACCACGATCCAGAGATGGAATCGTGATCTGCATAGGTTCGAATATCGGACCTATGTGCCTGCCGGC